GTTTGTTTAATTTAACAAAAATATACGAACAAATAGATTACAATGAAGAAGTTAAAATGTCTGGACTTGTAACAAAAGGTAGTTTTCAATGGCGTAACGGTATTAAAGATACTACGGTTGAATTTATGCCAAACAATAATGGTAGATTTAAAATAAGCTGGACACCTGATGTTAACATGCAAAACAGAATAATAGTTAAAAACGGTGTTAAGTTTCCTGGAAACGAACACGTTGGAGCATTTGGTTGTGATAGCTATGATATATCAGGTACTGTTGATAGATTAGGTTCTAATGGAGCTTTACACGGAGTTACTAAATTTAGCATGGAAAACGCTCCGCCTAACAGAGTATTTTTAGAATATGTAGCAAGACCACAAACAGCTGAAATATTTTTTGAAGATGTTTTAATGGCGTTAGTATTTTATGGTATGCCAATATTATGTGAAAATAATAAACCTCGGCTTTTATATTATTTAAAACGCCGTGGCTACAGAGGTTATTCAATGAATAGACCTGACAAAGTTTGGAATAAATTATCTGTTACAGAAAAAGAAATAGGTGGTATACCAAACTCAAGTGAAGATATTAAACAAGCTCATGCCGCAGCTATAGAAAGTTATATTGAAAACTATGTAGGACAGTTAGGTGATAACTATGGTGATATGTATTTTAATAGAACACTAGAAGACTGGGCTAAATTTGATATAAACAATAGAACTAAATTTGATGCGTCAATAAGTTCTGGTTTAGCTTTAATGGCTTGTAACAAAAACCTTTATAAACCAATACAAGAAAGAAAAATAAAATCAATTAATCTTGGTATCAAAAGATATGACAACCAAGGAGTGAGATCTCAAATAATTTAAAGATGATTAAAAAAGGTATTAAAACCTCTTTTCCTAGCCAAGCTGTTAGTGATGAAGAAAAGATGAGCGCTGAATATGGCGCTAAAGTTGGTTCAGCTATTGAGCATGAGTGGTTTAGTAATAACGAAAACTCAAATAGATACACTACTTTTAAAGAATCTTTTCACTCGCTAAGATTATACGCAAGAGGTGAACAGTCAATTAAAAAATATAAAGACGAGTTATCTATTAATGGTGATATGTCTTATCTTAATTTAGACTGGAAACCTGTTCCTATTATACCTAAGTTTGTAGATATAGTTGTAAATGGTATGGCTGATAGATCATATGATATTAAAGCATACTCGCAAGATCCAGCTGCTATAAAAGAAAGAACTGATTATGTTCAAAATATAGTATCAGATATGCAGGCTAAAGGTTTTAACGATCAAGTAGCACAGCAGTTTGGTATAAACATGTATAAAACTGATCAAGCAAAACTACCGCAGTCTAATGAAGAACTACAACTTCATATGCAGCTTGATTATAAACAAAGCATTGAAATAGCAGAAGAAGAAGCTATTAATAGTATTTTTGATGCTAATAAATATGAATACTTATCTAAAAGAGTAAATCAAGATTTGGTTACTATAGGTATTGGTGCTGTAAAAAATTCATTTAATAAATCAGAAGGTATTAAAATAGAATATGTTGATCCAGCTGATTTAGTTTATTCTTACACTGATTCACCTTATTTTGATGATATATATTATGTTGGTGAAGTAAAACAAATATATGCTAACGAGCTTAAAAAACAGTTTCCAGAAGTAACAGATGAAGATATTGAAAGATATAGAGGTTATTCAACTGCATATAGAAAAAGAACTGTAGTAAATAAAAAAGGTGATGATAGCAACGCTATAAGTGTTTTATATTTTGAATATAAAACTTATATGAGCGAAGTATATAAAGTAAAGAATACATCTACAGGTGGTCAAAGAGCTATTAAAAAAGATAGTGGTTTTAATCCACCTAAAAACGAAGACTTTCAAAAAGTTGAAAGAGTTATAGAGGTTATATATGAAGGAGCTAAAATATTAGGTAGTGGTTCAGATAAGCTTTTAAAATGGGAGTTAAAGAAAAACATGATAAGACCTAAGGCTGATACTACAAAAGCTGTTATGAGTTATAGTATGTGTGCTCCTCGTATGTATGAAGGTCGTATTGAAAGTTTAGTAAGTCGTATAACTGGTTTTGCAGATATGATACAGCTTACACATTTAAAGCTACAACAAGTAATGTCTAAAATGGTACCAGATGGTGTTTATTTAGATGCTGATGCTTTAGCTGAAATAGATTTAGGTAATGGTACAAACTATAATCCACAAGAAGCTTTAAACATGTACTTCCAAACTGGTTCTGTTATTGGTAGATCGATGACACAAGATGGTGATATGAACAGAGGTATAAGACCAGTTACTGAAATAAACTCTAGTGGTAAAAACGGTAAAATTGCTTCTTTGATACAAACGTATAATTATTATTTACAAATGATGCGTGATGTTACTGGGCTTAATGAAGCTAGAGATGGTAGCATGCCAGATAAAAATGCTTTAGTAGGTGTTCAAAAGCTTGCTGCCGCAAACAGTAACACTGCTACTAGACATATATTACAAGGTAGTTTATATATAACTTTATCGTTAGCAGAGTGTATTGCTATGAGAATATCAGATGTTATAGAATATTCACCAACAAAACAAGCATTTATAAAATCATTAGGTAAGTTTAATGTTGGTACGTTAGAAGAAATGGCTAGCTTACATTTACATGATTTTGGTATATTCTTAGAATTAGCACCTGATGAAGAAGAAAAGGCTAGACTAGAAAACAATATACAAATGGCTTTGCAACAAAATAGTATAAACTTAGAAGATGCTATTGATATACGTGAGGTTAGAAATATAAAATTAGCTAATCAATTATTAAAAATAAGAAGAAAAGCTAAACAAGCTCTTGATCAACAAGTAGCACAACAAAACATACAAGCTCAAGCACAAGCCAATGCGGCTGCTGCTGAGAGAGCGTCTGCGGCTGAAATGCAAAAACAACAAGCGTTAGATCAAAGTAAAGCTCAAATGGAACAAGTTAAAGCTCAACTTGAAATGCAGAAACTTGAAAGAGAAGCGCAGCTTAAAAAAGAATTAATGCAGATAGAATTTGAAATGAATATGCAATTAAAACAGGCGGAATCTAATGTATTAAAAGAAAGAGAAAAACAAAAAGAAGATCGAAAAGACGAAAGAACTAAGATACAAGCAACTCAACAAAGTGAGATGATTGATCAAAGAAAACAAAACACAGGACCAAAAAATTTTGAATCAGCTGGATTTGATAATTTAGGAGGTTTTGGCCTAGAACAATTTGAGCCTAGGTAATTTATTAATTATATAATATTATATCATGGAAAACACTGAAAAACAAGAAAATGTTATTCAAGAAGTAAAAACAGAAGAAACATCTGTAACACCTTCTAATGAAGAACAAAAACAAGAAGAGCCTAAAGTTAAAGCTAAAATGCTAGATAACGAAGAAGGTACTTTTAAAATTAAATTAAAAAATAAAAATGAGCCCGTTCAAGAGCAAAGCACAGATGAAATACCTGTTCGCGACGAATCCGACGCTAGCAAAGAAGTTTCTGAAGAAAACAAGCAAGAAGAAACTAAAGAGTCTACCGAAGAAGTTAAAGAAGAAGAAGAGGTAGTTCTTGAAGAGGTAAAAGAAGAAGATGTACAACAAGAAGTTGTAGAAGAAAAAATTGAAGAACCTGTAACGCAAACACAACCTGAGCCGCAAGTGGTTGTACCAGAAAACTTAAAAGATTTAGTTAAGTTTATGGAAGATACAGGTGGAACTCTAGAAGATTACACTAGATTAAACGCGGATTATTCTAATATAGACGATAACGCTTTGTTATTAGAATATTATAAAAATACTAAACCTCATTTAAACATGGAAGAAATAAACTTCTTAATTGAAGATACGTTTCAGTTTGATGAGGAACTTGATGAGCCAAGAGATATTAAAAAGAAAAAATTGGCTTTCAAAGAAGAAATTGTAAAAGCTCGAAAGCATCTTACTGGCCTGAAGGATCAGTATTACAAAGAAGTCAAGTTGGGTTCTAAGTTGACCAGCGAGCAGAAAGAGGCAGTAGAATTTTACAATAAATACAAACAAGAACAAACCACTAATAGTGAGATCCAAAAACAACAGCTAGAACGTTTCCAAAAATCTACTGACTCTGTATTCAATAATAATTTCAAAGGTTTTGACTTTAACGTTGGAGAAAAAACTTATAGATACAATATTAAAGATGTTCAAGGTGTTAAAGAGTATCAAAGCGATATATCTAATTTCGTAAGAGAGTTTCTTGACGATAAGAATATGATGCAAGATGCAAAAGGGTATCACAAGGCTTTGTATGCTGGTAAAAACATCGATAAAATTGTTAAACATTTTTACGATCAAGGTAAAGCAGATGCTATAAGAGAATCAAGTATGAGTGCTAAAAACATTGATATGTCTCCAAGAACTGCTGCTCCTGTTGTTGATGCTGGTGGTAGAAAGTTTAGAGTATTAAGTGGTGATGATAGTTCTAGTTTGAAATTTAAAATTAGAAAATAAATAACAACTTAAAATTAAACAAAAATGGGATTTAATACGTCTTTAGGTTTAGCTGGAAGTTACTCTTTGACTAACTCTCCAACTCAAACTGTAAGCGCGAACAACTATTTAGATTTAGCTAATACAGCTAACCAAGGTTGGGCGCAACAATACCTACCTGAGTTGTACGAACAAGAAATCGAAAGATACGGAAATCGTACAATCAACGGATTTTTAGCAATGGTAGGGGCAGAGATGCCTATGCAATCCGATCAAGTAGTATGGTCTGAGCAAAACAGATTACATATTGCTTACAAACACAAAGCTGGTGGTAACGAAACTGTTACAGCTGATGTAAGTGCTAATACAATAACATTAGGTAGTGATTATACTAACTCTGTAAGAGTAGGTGCTACTATAATTGTTACTGATGCTGCTACTGGACTTATTACAGTAGTATGTAGAGTTTCTGCAACATCTGGTCAAGTTATTACAGCAAAACCATATAAAGTCGCTACAATGGATGACGTTACAGGGCTTAATGATGGTGGTGTTAATGTTTTCGTATTTGGTTCTGAGTTTGCTAAAGGATCTGCTTCTATGGCAGGTGAACTTAAGCCTCAGTTTACTAAATTTGACAATAGACCAATTATTATTAAAGATCACTTTAAAATTTCTGGTTCTGATACTGCTCAAATCGGTTGGGTTGAAACAATTGATGAGTCTGGACAATCAGGTTTTTCTTGGTATATGAAATCTGCTAGTGAAACTAGATTAAGATTTGAAGATTACTTAGAAATGTCTATGATTGAATCTGTAAAAGGTGTTCCTGGTTCTTCAACTGCTGATACTGATATGGGTATTGCTGGTGAAAACTTCGGTACTGAAGGTTTATTCCAAGCAGTAGAAACAAGAGGTAATGTATTTGAAGATTTAGCTTCTTTAGCTGATTTTGATTTAGTACTTAAAAATCTTGATAAGCAAGGTGCTATTGAAGAAAACATCCTTTACGTAAACAGAGATTTAGCATTAACTTTTGATGACATGATGGCTGGATTAAACGCTAACTACGGTGGCGGTGCTTCATTTGGAGTATTTGAAAATTCTGCTGATATGGCATTAAACTTAGGTTTCTCAGGACTAAGAAGAGGTTCTTATGACTTCTATAAGTCTGACTGGAGATACTTAAACGATGCTACTGGTAGAGGTGGTTTTGGAGATATTTCTGGAATTTTAATTCCTGCTGGTGTATCATCTGTATATGATGAAAACTTAGGTAGAAATATCAAGAGACCTTTCTTACACGTAAGATATAGAGCTTCTCAAACTGATGATAGAAGAATGAAGTCTTGGGTAACAGGATCTGTTGGTGGTGCATCATATATCGGCGACGATATTATGGAGGTACACTATTTATCTGAAAGATGTTTAGTTGTACAAGCTGCTAATAACTTCGTGTTATTAAAAGAATCATAGTAGATTAAAAAAATAAGGCGGTGTAAAAGCCGCCTTATAATAAACCAAAAACTATAAACTTAAAACTTAAAACATGGAAAAATTTTTAATTTTTATTGACGCGGCTGATGACGCGGCAATGTACCCAGTTTCAAAAATTCAGTCTTTAACTGTAGCTAGTGACGCAACTTTACTTATTAAATTTGCGCCAGGTAGCCTTGGTGATGGACAAGCTGGTAGTGTTGATGTTGTTACTTTAACTGTAACAGCTGATCAAGAGCTAAAAGTTTTCAAATCAATTGCAGAAGCAATTAGTGGAAACAGTTTTAAGCCTAACGGTTATATTGTAGTTGCTGACGATGTTAATGGAGTTTATGTTGACTCTGACATTACAGCTTGTGCAATAGCGCTTGATGCTTAATAACAATTTATATTAAACCAAAGGCGTCTTTATGACGCCTTTAGGTTTATTTTAACTATTTAATTATATTATATTATGGCAAAAAAGAAAAAAGAAGTATTGGTAGAAGAACCAGTACAAGTAAAAGACACATCTCCAAGATGGGAGATGAAAGATAGACAATATTATCTAACGCAAGACGGTAGACCACTAACTTATGTTTTACAGTCTAAATCAACAAGAAAAAAACCATTATTATGGTGGGACGATAATAAAGGTGTTAATAGAGAAATAAGATATTCAAGTAATCAAAAATCTATATTTGTAGATGAGCAAGATACTAACGTAATGTTAGATCACGTTATATTTGAAGACGGTGTGTTGTTTGTGCCAAAACAGAATCAACCATTACAAAAACTTTTATCTTTATACCACCCTAAAAAAGGTATTGTTTATTCTGAAAGAGATGATGTTGCAGAAGCAAAAGAAGATTTAATTGATATTGAAACTGAAATGCAAGCTTTAAATACTGCTACATCAATTGAAATAGATCAAGCTGAAGCTATATTAAGAGTTGAACTAGGTTCTACTGTTGATAAAATGAGTTCAGCTGAAATAAAAAGAGATTTGTATTTATTTGCAAGACAAAACCCTGTTTTATTTTTAGATCTTGTAAATGATGAAAATGTTGTACTTAGAAATTTAGCTATTAAAGCTAACGAAATGGGTATTATAACTTTATCACAAGATCAAAGAAGATTTACTTGGGGTGCAACTGATAGAAAATTAATGGAAGTACCTTTTGATGAAAACCCATACAGCGCGTTTGCTGCTTGGCTTAAAACTGATGAAGGTGTTGACGTTTACAAATCAATACAAAAAAGGTTAAACTAACAACTAATGATCACGGCCCTTTAACTAGGGCCAGTGATTATAATAAAATATAAAATGGCAATATCAGTAGATAAAGTATATAGGAAAGTATTAGCTATACTTAACAAAGAGTCCAGAGGTTTTTTAACACCAGATGAGTTTTCTAAAATAGGTTCTCAAGCTCAACTTGATTTACTAGACAAAGCTTTTCATGATTACACTAGAGCTATAACTAAAGAATCTTTTGGTAGAGGTGGACAAGGATATGCTGATATACCTAAAAAAATACAAGATCGTATAGATCCATTTTACGCTAATGCAAGCGTAACATTAACAAGTGGTGTAGGAACTTTACCTACATTTTACAATATTATAAATGTATCTGCAGATAGCAGATTAACAAACATAGAAAGAATAGAAAAATCAAAACTAAGCTTTTTATTATCTTCACCATTAACTGCACCATCAACAACGTTTCCAATATATTATGTAACAGGTAGTACTATAACAGTAAATCCTAGCACGTTAACTTCTATTGATGTAGACTATGTATCAGTACCAGCAGATCCTGTTTGGGCTAGCACAGTTGATTCTAACGGAGCTTTAACATTTGATAGCACAGGTGCTTCAGGTGTTAGTTTTGTAGATTTTACATTACACCCATCAAGCGAAGTTGATTTAGTATTAGAAATATTAAGATATGTTGGTATAGTTATAAAAGATCCTAGCGTTATACAAAGCGCTTCGGCGGAAACAAATCAAAAAATACAACTTGAAAATCAATAATAAATGGGATTAATAAACACAAGTCAAGAAATATATTACACTGGTAGTCAAGTTTACTATATTACCGGAGTTGGAACTAATTATCCTGCGTATACATATTCATTATCAGGTTTTAATCAAACGCTTACAGCTGCTGATATAAAAGTATATGTTGAAAGTGCTGATGTTACAGCGGGTGAAACTAGCTATTTAAATAGAGAAATATTTGATTTTACAGTTAGCGGAACAACATTAACAGTAACTACAGGTGGTGACGGTGATCAAGCGTTTGACGAGTTAGCTGAAAATAATTTTGAAGGCGAGCTAAGAGTTGAGTTAATTGACAGTGTGTTCGGCGGATATAGATATACTTCATTAGCAGATATAATAAACAGCTTTATGGTTGCATATGTGGGTGATGGTAAATTAATAAACAATGTTAATAAATCTGACGTAATATTTCATGCTAAAAGAGGTTTACAAGAATTTAGTTACGACATATTTAAGACAGTTAAAATACAAGAAGTTGAATTAGGTCCATCATTATCAATAGCTATGCCTCAGGATTATATAAGCTATGTTAAAATATGTTATATTGATAGTTCTGGTATAAAAAAGATAATATATCCTACTAGATTAACTACTAATCCTACAGAATCACCAGTTCAAGATAATGATTATAACTATGTATTTGGAAGCGATGGCAAAATTGTTGAAGGAACATCTTATACAGAAACACAATGGCAAAACTTTGATACAGATAATTTAACAGGTAATTTAAGTACAGAAGAAGATTATTATATAAGTAGAGATAATCACTTAGGTACTGATTTTGGTAGAAGATATGGTATTGAGCCAGAACACCAACAAATAAACGGTTATTTTACTATAAACGAAAGAACTGGTAGTTTTAATTTTAGTAGTGATTTAAATGGTAAAATTATAGCTATAGAATATATATCTGATGGTTTAGGTACTGACGCTGAAATGAAAGTGCATAAGTTTGCAGAAGAAGCTTTATACAAGCACATTGCGTTTAATGTATTAGCTGCTAAAAGAAATATACCTGAATATATAGTTAACAGATACAAAAAAGAAAGAAGAGCAGCTATGCGTAATGCTAAGCTTAGATTATCTAAAATTAACTTAGCTGAAATATCACAAGTATTAAGAGGACAAAGTAAACGAATTAAAAATTAATATATGCCTAAAATTCAAAATAGCTTTTTACGAGGTAAAATGAATAAAGACCTTGATGAAAGGCTTGTGCCAAAAGGTGAATATCGCGAAGCACAAAATATATTAATTACGCAATCAGAAGATTCTGATGTAGGCGCTATTGAAAACATAGAAGGTAATGCACTAGCTGTACCTATGCCTGATATTACGGGTAATTTAGAAACAATAGGCTATTTTGCTGATACTTTAAATAAAAAAGCTTATTGGTTTATAACTGATTTTACAGGCGATGATGGTGATGTAAGAACAATGTCTAGAGCTCAGTCAAGTAATACTTGTTTAATATTAATGGCTGATTTAAATAATACATCTGAAGAAGCTAAAATAATAGTAAAAGGTCATTTTTTAAATTTTAGTAAAAACCATTTAATTACTGGTGTAAATTTAATTGATGATTTATTATTTTTTACAGACAATTATAATCAACCTAGAAAAATAAACGTTACAAGAGCAGAGGCAGATATTACATATTACACAAAAGAAGAGCAAATATCTGTAGCTAAAGTCGCGCCTTATTTAGCACCTATACTACATAATTCTTCAGGGCAAGGTGATAATACAACTATAACTAATAACAGCGATATAACTTCTGATTATTTAAAAGATCGTTTTGTTAGGTTTTCATATAGATATAAATATGAAGATGGTGAGTATACTACTATGGCTCCATTTACACAAATAGTATTTAAACCTTTAAACGAAGGTAATATAGATAATATTTTAACAACAAGTAGAGAAGAAACAGATATTCAAGATGTTTATTCTAAAACTATAGTTGACATAATGAAAAATCATTATAATCAAGTAGAGGTTAGAATACCATTACCAGGAGACGAATATCAAACAGATAGCTCTATTAACTGGAATAACGAATTACGTATAACTAAATTAGAAATACTTGTAAAAGAATCTGATCAAGATGTTGTCAAAGTAGTTAAAGAAATAGATGTAAACGATAACAACTCTTTTACTAGTCTATTAGAAACTAGACCTATAATGTATGGAACTACTTCAACAACTTATTATAGACATGTTTATAAGTATATTTACAAATCAGAAGAACCATATAAAATATTAGAAGACAAACAAATAACTAGAGTATTTGATCAAGTACCATTAAGAGCTAAATCACAAGAAATATCTGGTAATAGAGTTATATATGGTAACTTTACAGAGAACTATGAACTGCCAACTGATAGCAATGGTAAATCAGGTATAAACTATGTAATAAATAATACTAGCAAAGGTGATACGGCTGTTACTTCGATTTTTAACAATAATCCACAGTATAATAAAGCAGTTTATAAAAATCACTCTGTAAAACAAAAAAGAAAATATCAAGTTGGGGTTGTTTTAATAGATAAATTTGGTAGACAATCACCGGTTATATTATCAACAGATGATGTTGATACTATAAACATACCTGCAGTAGCAAACGATTTAAGTGATTTTTTTAATAGTAATTATAGTTGGGCTAATAATCATGAAACTATTGGTAAAGCATTATCAATAACTTTTAACGATACTAGTATAGTAGATCAAGTGTATGAAGGTGATATAACTAGCGAAGATTACAACCCATATGGTTGGTATAGCTATAAAATAGTAGTTAAACAACAAGAGCAAGAATACTATAATATATATACTAATCACCCTGCTAATAATTGGAATAATGAATCAAATAATCATGATGAAGTATTAGGATTTACTTGGATAAGTTTATATGGTAATAATATAAATAAAATACCAAGAGATGTTGATGAAGTTGATGAAATAACAGAAGGTGTTGCTGGTTCTGATACACTTGTATTTCCAAAAGTAGTAAAAGCTAATAACACGCAAGATAATGAGTCTGTAGCTGGTGTAGATCAAGATTTTATAGAAGTTATGACTGTTGGTACTGCTAGAGAGCAAGGTATACTTACAAAAGGCGATAGAGATAAAGATAGAGTTCATGACTTTGTTATGTCTAAACGTAATCCTTTATTAGCTCAAGTAAAATCTTTAAATAACGGTGATATTAATAGGGTTAAATATGGTATTGAATTATCTGTAAATTCAAACAATGAAGATGATAAATCTTATTTTGAAATAGGCGACGGTAATAATATAAATCCTTATATAAGAATTGGTCAAGAAGTTACATTAAAGAGAACAAGAGATCAAGCTATTGTAACTAACATAGGAAAATTAGTTTTTAAAGTAAGAGTAGATAATGAAGAACAAAAATATTGGGATTCAAAAACAATTATTCTTGATGGAGATGAAATAAGTAACACATTAGGAGGATCTGGTAGAATTGAAGTTGGGCAAATAATAGATTATAGACCTGCTGTTGAAGATGGTGAATTTGAAGATGAATATAGTTCTAGCAACCAATATTTAGCTGCCGCAAGCAATATATACGGTGTTTTTGATGATTTTGATTTTTCTACTGCTTCTATAGAAGAACATGGTGATAATTTTAATGTTCGTAGACCTATACTTCAAAAAGTTGAATTAAACAAAGAACAAACAAGAACTATACTACATTTTGATAGACAAGTTTTTCCTGATGGAATTCAAGATAGCGTAGCTTTTCAAAATAGTAATGACCAAGCTTTAGCACTTTACGACCCTTTAACTATTAAGTCTGTAGAAACTGTTACTAGAGTTGTTGATGGTGAAACAAAATATTTTCAAAAAATTAAAATATCTCATGAGCACGAGTTTAATGCCGGTGAACAAATAGTTATACAAAATATTGAAGAAGAACCAATAGCAGTATCAACAGGTTTAACAGTTTTAGAAACTAATCCTGTTAAATCTAATTTAGATATATACTACGAATCATCAACAAGCGGTTTAATTAGAGATTTGCATGCTGATATGGTAGCTGGTACTGCTTCTAAAGAAATAGCTTATTTTAATACATTTATATTAGCAGGTGGTGGTAATGCAACAACTAATACACCTGGAATATATCACGTTGAAGAGTCTAGAATAAAAGGTGAGTTTAACGGTAAATCAGTTGACTTCGGTGTTAGAGCTCATTTAGTAGACGATGAGTATGCTCAAAGAATTAGAGGTAATGCTTTAATACACTCTGGTATATTTAATGCTAAAACAAAAGTAAACGAAACAAATCAATTTTCTATTGGTGAAAACATAACTAAGGCTGTTGATATACAAAACGGTAGTATACAAAAACTATACGCTGAAGATACTAATTTAATTATATTTCAAGAAAATAAAGTTAGTAGAGCATTAATAGATAAAGACGCTATATTTACACAAGAAGGTCAACCACTTACAACTGCTTCAAAAGTTGTTATTGGCCAAGTTGCTACTTTTGGGGGTAAATATGGTATAAGTAAAAATCCTGAGAGTTTTGCAGTATATGCTGGTAGAAAATATTTTTCTGATAAAAATAGAGGTGTTATATTGCGGTTATCGCAAGATGGTTTAACACCTATATCAGACGCTGGTATGCGTAGTTTTTTTAGAGATAATTTACAAAATGCTGTTAGAGTATACGGTATGTACGACGAGCAAAAAAACAAATACGTTATTTCATTACAAAACAATCATGGTGTAACCTCTACGTATTTACCAGAATATGGTGGTAACGGTACTACAAGTATAACTAGAGATGATTATGCTACGTTATCGTATGACGAAGGATCAAAAGGTTGGGTATCATTTTACACGTATAAACCTACTTTTGGATTTAGTATAAGTAATCAGTTTTATACTTATAATTTACAAAACTTATATCAACATTATAGAGATGATGTACAAAGATGTATGTTTTATAAATCTGTTTACACAGATCCGGCAAATGTAGAGTTTGTATTTAACGATCAACCAACGACAGTTAAAAACTTTCATACAATAGATTATGAGGGTACTACTGGTTGGAAAATGGCATCAGCTGAAACAGATATGCATGTAGCATATCCTATATTAGACAGTGATACAACTGTATCAGCATTATCAATACCTGTAAATTTTGTTAATAAAGAAAACAAATATTACGGGCATATAAGAAATAATACTACAACAACTGCTTTAAATCAAATAGTAGGTGTTGATTTATCAGGTATAAAAGGATATTTTAATAAAGTTAAAATGCAGTATTGGAAACCTAGTGAAGCAATAGCTTCTTCTGTTGATAAAGGAGAGTTATATGCTGTAGGTAGCGAAACTGTTTATTCATCACAATAATTATGAAAGAAAGATTATATTTATTTTTAGGTTTGTTCTTTGTAACAATACCAGCTTTTGCAGACGCCGGGGCAACAGCAATGCTTATTAGTGCTAGTGTTAGTGCTTTATCTAGTATATTTGGTGGTGTTAGTGCTGGTAGAGCTAGAAGACAAGCTCAAAAAAGAGAAGCTGCAGCCGCTGCAAATCGTGCAATTTTAGAAGCTAACAGAGCAGATGTACCTGATTTTGGTGCTAGATTTGAAAATCCAGCTGCTAATTTACAAGTTGCTACTAGAGCAGCTGAAATGCAAGCAGAACAAGCTGATATATCACTAGCTAGCACGCTAGATACATTAAGAGCAACAGGTGCTAGTGCTGGTGGTGCAACTGCTTTAGCTAGAGCCGCCGCGCAAAGTAAAAGAAATGTTTCTGCTAGCATACAACAACAAGAAGCTAGAAACGCTCAACTAAGAGCACAAGGTGAATTACAAGCTGCTAAAATAAGACAAGATGCTCAGGTAAGAACTTATCAAGCAACTCTTGCTAGAGAAAATCAAGCTTTAAACAGAGCTGCTAGTTTAGAAAGCTCTGCTAGTCAACAAGCTGCTGCGTATGGCGCACAAAGCTCGCAGATGATTGGTCAAGCTGTAGGTGCTTTAGGCACTTTTGCTGCATTTGGTGGTTTTGGTAGTCAAACAACACCTGTAGTTGAAAATAAAGCATTAGAAACTCTTGGAACACAAGGTGTTAAACAATTAGAAAGCACGCTTTCAGGAATTATACCTGGAACACCTTATACACCTCCTCCTGGGTTTGATCCTTCTACGCAAAATCCATTTGCTAGTTTAAATTTAAGATTTGATCCAGCTGCTCAAGCAAGAATGCAACAACAACAAATGGGTTCAGATTTTATAGGATCTCTTGGTATGAACTATAACCCTTACGCATCACCAACAAATATTTTTCCAATAATAAGATAATATGGCAACAAGAAGAAGAACACAATCAAATCCTTTTACAAGTGCTAACTTAGGTAGCGGTGCTAGAACAACAGTAGGTGGATCATATGAAAACCCTAGATTAGGTATACAAGATTACAGCGCTTTTGGTAGAGGAGTGGCATCTACATTTAGATTACCAAAAGAACAAGAAATTAAAGAATTAGAGCTACCAACTATTGACTACATAGGTAGTTTAAAAGATTCTATGTTAGGAGATGCTGCTTGGAATGAAAATCAGTCAACAGTAAATCAACTTTATAATGATTTAATACCTTTTCAAGCTCAATATGAAAAATGTCAAAAAGCAAACGATCAACAATGTTTAAGAAGAATAGAAGGATCTTTAAATATAATACAAGATGGTGCTGCAAAATGGAGAAATTATTTAAGCAAGTATATTGACGACGAGGTTTATGATAACGAAACTAGTAGAGGTCAATACATGATAGATGTTAATAGAAAAAATATTAAAAAACCAGATGGTAGTTTTCTTTCATTAGCTGATATAACTAAAGTCAACAATGAAAGACCACAAGATATAAAATACGCTCTTGTTAATAATAAGGCTGTTTACCAAGTAAAATTAGACGGTCAAACATATAATGTTAATTTAACAGATTTAACAGAAAATTATTTAAATAATAGTTTTGATATTAGATCTAATATAGGATTAGACGTTCAATCAGCAATGGCTTCAGGTGGTTTTACATCTGACTGGAAAGACGAGCCAACTTACATGAATGAAACTTCAAAAATAACAACAGAAAAAGGATTACAAAGTGTTACTGATTTTACGGATTACAAAAAAATAGTTGAAGGTCTTGGTTATTTTAATAAAGCAGAAGATAAATCAAAAGTTTTTTCATCAAATTTATATAAAACAATATCTTCTCCAAATGTCAACTCTGCTTTTCATAAATTAACAGCTAAAATATATAATGGCTTTAATACTGACAGTAAATATATGTCTGCTTTAGAAGATGTAATATCTAAAAGTAAAGACTTAAAATCTTTTAGAACTCAAATGTCACAAATACCTAACGATATTAAATTAGAAATGCTTCAAGATGAAGCTGAGCAAGAGTGGTTGATAGCTAACGCTTCTAACGGTTATAGAAGAGGTGATAATGGTAGAGCAGAAAGACTAGACGATAAGTATTTAATTAAACAATCAGAAACTAAAACACCAATTGATGAAGAAACAGGTGGAATTGCATTTGGCAGCTTCTTTAGCGCTCAATCACCTATGGAAGGTTTAAAATCTGATTTCAAGAGAGCTATTGGTGAAGGAACTAAAGATTATGAATTTAAAGGTAATTTAGTTGATCTTATAGATAAAGACAATATAGATGTATTACAAAAACAAGTAACTAAATTACAACCTGGAACATATATAGGAAAAAGAGATACATTAGAAAATATGTATAGACAAGCTGCATTTGCTGAAGGAGGCAAATACGCTGGTAGAGATTATGAAGATTTAAGAGATTCAGAACGAATTGCATTTGAAAAACAAATTAAGCAAAATGTTAAAAGTGATTTAAGTCAATACCCACAAACTGAATTATTTATATATAAAGATGGTAAAGTTTCACCAGATACACAGCTTAAAACAGGTGCTTATTACAACGAAGATATATATAACTTTTTATATCAATTTGCTACTACTAAAGACAAAAGAGATAGTTTAAATTTGGGTTGGGCAGGTAGTGAATTACAAAAACAAGACCAAAGAATTAGAAGCGCTGTTGCAACAGGCAACACAGAAGGTTTATCAGAAGATGAGATTAAACAAGTTAATTTTATAAAACAGTTTAAGAAATAATTAAATAATATGGTGATTCCTGGAATACAAGAAGAACAAGAAGTTTTCGGACCTGAACAGGCTCCAGAAAAAGATCAGTTTATATTAGCGCCAAAAAAAGAAGAGCCAGAATATATATTTGAACCTTTAAATAAAACTCAAATAGATTCTATAGTTTCATTACCTAGTAAAATTGTAAAAAAAGATAGTTTTCTTGGTAGGTTTGGTGTAACTGATCAAGTAGATGAGTCTTTTAATGTTATTGTAAATAATTTAAGCAAAAAATATAACGAAGACGGTTTTGTTTTTGAATATAATCCAGAACCTAACATGATTGATGCAATTACTGTTAGATCTCCTAAAGGATTTGTTGGTAAATTTCAAAAAAATGAAGAAGGAATTAATGCAATGAATGACTGGATGTCAGATAAAACTTTTGATTCTGATGAAAGAAAAATATATAGTGAAAGAAAAAAATCAATTGATAACTCTATAGAAGATTTTTTTAAAAATGATATAAGATTTAAAGACGGCCAAGTTCAAACTTATGCTAATTTTTTACCAGATTATAAAGGTGGTTCAGGTACAAAAAAAGATCAAAAAGATAGATCTGTTGGTGATTTTAATTATGATGATCAGTTAAAAAGATTAAAAAAAGAATTAAACGTAGACGGTACTAATTTAGAATATTATTTTGATGATGAGTTTGAGAAAATAGGTAAAAGATACCATGATAATTATTTAGAAGATTTTAATAGAAAACAAAGAATAAAAAGAGAATCAGTTAGAGAAGAAGATGATGCTATAAATATTAAAAATGATTATAGAAAAATTAATTATACTGATAATGAAATAAAGTTATCAGAAATAAATAAACAAATAGATTCTTTAAAAAATGAAATGTCTCAACCTTCTTATGGTTTAAGAACAGGCACTATAATTGATGATGATAAATCTAGTCAAATAGAAAAGCTGCAACAACAAAGAAATAATTTATTAAATGTAATAGGTAATTCTAAAGGTTGGCACGGTTCTTTTTTAACAGGTTTAAATTTTAATAAAGAAAACGCTTTAAAACCTGCGTTTACTTTAGATGGTGATTTTGTAGACGGTCTTGCTGTAGATGAAGACGAAGATACTATTAATAATGATGATTTAATGACAAGCGCTAATAAATTTAGCAGCTTAGTTCCTGATGAATTAAAAGATAAATCATCAATAAAAGATTATTTAACTGACAAAACTGATGAGATAGCATTTAATATAGCTGCTTCTAATAAAATAGGTGATGATTTTATAACATTAAAAGGACTTAGATCTGATAGTAGAGGCTATAAAAAAATAATAGAAGATTTAGAATATACAGATTTTAAAGAAGAATATAAACCTGAAGATCCTACAGAAACTAGCATTGTTACATTAAAAGTTAGATTATCTGATTTAGCAAAACATAGAAACACTATATTTAATCCTTCAGAAAGAAACATAATAGAAGATGCTAAATATTATCTTTCATTTTTAAATCCAGCTGCTTACGGTAAAGAAGATGAAGTGTTAAGCACTGATGATATGTCTGAAGCTCAGCTTTATACTTATGTTAGTCAGTATGCTAATTTTAGAAAACAAAACATGTCTGATTTTAAAGTATTAATGGCTTTAACAGACTTACAATTAGATCCTAGAAGTTATAATAAAAAATTTGGATCAGAAACAATAGACGCTATAAAAGCTGGTGGTAATTACATTGCTAATACTTGGAGCGTAGAAGCTGCTGAAAAAGCCGGTATGAATCTTAAATCAGATTTTAATAACAAACTACAGCTTCAATTTGATACATATGACTGGGTTAAAGGTAATGAAGGTATTATAAACAAAAATGCAATAGGTACTTTACAAAAAAGTATGCTTTATGAATACGGTTATCAAATGCCTCTTGAGTTTACAGAAGACCTTGCTAAATTTGCTCTAGTTGGTAAAGGTGTTGGTAGTGTTCAAAGAGCGTTTAATATAGGTGGTAAAAATTATACTTTATTTAAAACTGTAAGAGGAACAGGTCCTAATAATAAAGTTAGAGTTTCAGCTGCTGAAATTAAAAAATTTAAAGAAACAAATAATTTAACAAGTTTATCTGGACCATTAGCTTTAAAAGCAGCTAATAAAGCAGGTTATACAGTTGAATTAAACAAATACGCTAATCTATATAAGTACGGTTTTGGTATTATTGGTGAAGAATTTAAAATGAAAACTGTTTTTGAAGAAGATTATAAAGTTGGTGGTGGTACTGCTTTTTATGCCTTTGGAGGTGCTTTTGGTAGATTTGGAACAGGTTTAACTAAAGGATTAGGAACTGGATCAAGAAGGTTAAACACAGTTATAGGTGTTCCATATTCTGGTTTAGCTTTTGCTACTTCTACTGTGGGAGCAGGTTATTTAGAAGGCGGATGGAAAACTCTTAACGGTGGAGAAACATTTGTTAAACAATTAGAAAACGCTTTTCCTAGTTATCAAGGTGATAGAGAGTTTATAGGTAATATGATTTTTGGTAGTATGCTTAGAATAAAAAGCATAACTGGTGAAGTAATTAAAAATCCTTATGCAAACTCTTTAACTTCAACCGCTCAACTTGATAATATAATACACAACGGACACGCGTCTTTACGTAGAATAGAAAACGATTACAGAGATCTTGAAACATTATTACCTGAAAACATAGCGTTTAAAGATCGTAAAAAAGAATTAGAGTTAGAACATCAAAGAACCACAGAGCTTATAAATGATGCCATGCAACAAAAAATATTAAGCGAAGGCGATGTATATGATACTCAAGATCCTGATAAAATAGCAAAGCACATAACAAAAACTTATAAAAGTTATTTTGAAAGTTTAAGTAAAGAGTATAAAAATGTAGAGTTAGTAATTCAACAAGGTAATAGTGGTTTTGCAGAAAAAGGTTTAAATCCTCTTGATCCAGCAGGTATAGTATTTAGAAAAGATGGTAGTGTTGTAATCGGTGTAAACACTTTAATAGCTAAAAGAGGTATGATAGAACATGAGATAGGTCATGAGCTGTTAAAAAGAAAACTTAAAAATGATCCTAGATTAGTTGGTAGACTAGTCAATGGTATTGAAGATGCTTTTAAAGGTAAAATATTTACAGAAGGTGACAAGAAATATACTTCTTTTAGAGAGTATATAAAAGATTTATATACTGAAGACGGTAAAGCTCCTACTAAAAAACTAACTGATATAGAATTTTTAACAAATGCCATAGAGTTTATGGCTGATCCTATTTATTATAGAAATGTTCTTAGACAAAACAATAATGGCAGTTTAACAACTTGGTCTATATTAAAAGATAAATACAGTACATTAACTGGTGCATCACCCGAACTATTTGCTGATAAAAAATCTATAATAATGGCCTTTGCTAGAACAGTACAAGAACTTAAAAAAGGAAATATTACTGCTGAGTCTATGAGGTTTTTTGAAAATTTAGCTAATAGAAAAGGTAAATTTGCAAGTAAAGAGTTTGATTGGCTAGATAAAGATACACAATTTAACGATGTTAAGCTAAAAGAAGTTCAAGAAACTAATGAAGCTTTTCGTAGTAAAGAAAAAGAAGTAGACGCTTTAGTTGGTGAAAAAGTTAATGATAAATATACTGTTACTAAAGCAGAGTGGGACAATCCAATAAGACCTGGTAGCGCTAAAGCTTTTGAAGCTCTTTATGCGCCAAAAGAATCTAATATATTTAGAGGAATAATATTAAAAGGTATAGAAGGCGATAATGTTTTTGGAAAAAGCAAAGACGCTTTTGTAGAAAGAGTTACTTCTGAATTAGCTAATGACATATTAAATTTTAATCCTGAAAAAAATAATAGTTTATCTGGTTATCTTGCTAATAGAATAATATGGGCTAAAGGAGATGTGTTAAAAGATTTTAAAAAATCTCCATTTGAAAAAAGTAGAGATGTTGAAGCTGGTGAGCTTGGCAGTATTCGTGAAAGAGGTGGAGAAGATATTGGTATAAAAACATTTGAAGACACTTATGTTTTTGGTGAAAATAAGAAAAATATTGATAAATCTAAAAAAGAAACTGGATTAGTTCAAACTGAAAAAGGTCTTATAGAGCCATTAGAAGTTATTAGTGAAAATAAAACTACTAATGAAAAAATTAATAATCAAATAGAGGCTGATAAACCCGCTGATTTAAGCAATAAAAACATAGCTAATTTAGAGCCAAGTAAAGAATTAGTAAATTTAGTAAAACCTTTATTTGGTAAAAATAGAAAAGATCAAATACAAAACATGATCGATAATGGTGAGCTTTATTATAATGCTTATTTTCCAGAGTCAGCCATGTATGGTGCTGGTGTAGTAGAGCCTGGAAAAAGCTCTACAATGATTTCTAAAGCTTTTCCTATGTTTTATGTGCCTAGTGGTGAAAGAGCTGTAAAAGCAACAGAAATAGAAACAGGTAAAGCTGGTACAAAATCAGGGTTGGAAATAAGAGATAGGATGCCTTGGTCAGAAGCAAAAACTGTATGGGAAAATATGTCTTGGTCTGATTTAAAAATAGCAGATTTAAAATCTACTGACGCTGCTTATAGAAATCAAGGAACACTTTTAAATAGTTTTTATAAACAAGCTGCTAAAGTTATAAACAACAGAGGTATAAGACAATCAGAAACTAATGAAAAAATTATACAGCAACTTGTTGATGGTAAAAATGAATATATGGCTGCTAAATTAAAAGATGAACTTGTTAAGATTAGATCACCTTTTGGAACAAGCATAATATCTAGTATACTGGCTGTAGAAGAATTTAGAAATAATCCATTACAATTTAAATCTAAATATCCTAAAGAATATAAAATAATAAATAATTTAGGAAAAAATACAGGTCTTGCTATAAAAGGCGTTGAAAATACTATTGATTTTGTTAAAGCTGTAAAAGAATTTGAACTGAATAGTGATAAAGCAAAAGAATTAAAAATAACAAACGAAGAGTTTCAAGCAGTTGTTGGAGAAGTTGACAATTTACAAAAAAAATATAAAGGTAAAGACTACGGTATAATTAATGTTGAAGACGCTAAAACATATAGTAAAAATGGTGCTGAATTAATGGAATATTTGTCAAGCAATTTTGGTGAAAGTTTTTCAAGAGCTTTATTAGGTTATCACAGAAGATCAAATATGGATAACATTAGTGATGCTAAAGCAAAAGAATTATTTGGAGAATATGCTGACGGAAGTATTAGTAATTTTGAAAAAGCTCCTAATTTTACTAAATCATATGATAAATCAAAGCAAAAAGATAAAGGTAAATTTTTTAAAGATATATCTGAAACGACTTTTAAACAAATATCTTCTTTAAAAAATGCTTATGAAAAAGCAAACAGGCTTGTAGATGAAGGTAAAATAGAAAAAGCAAATGAAACTATAGATAAAGCCTTTACAGTTATTGACAATGATGCTAGAAGAGAAATATATAATGCTTGGCAAAAATCTAAACAAGCGTGGTTAGAATCTTCTACTAGTAAAAAACAATGGTTAGAAAGAGCTAAACATATATTGTTAATGGCTAGAAACAACACTAATATAGAATCTGGTGAAAGACAATTAGCTGAAGTTGTAGCTGTTTATAGAGGTACTAATATTGTTGGTATTACCAAATTAGAGCATGCTAAGCCCATGGTTCAACAGTCAGTTGAAGCTGCTTTATTAGTTATAAATGGTAAGTTTAGTGAAGTAAATGCTAAAGGAGAAACAGTTGTTAGTGCTGAAGGTAAAAAATTAACAGAAAATTTTAAAGGAATAATTGGGCCTAAATCTAACTTTGATATAATAGATTTAATAGGTAAAACAACTAATCCAGCTGGTATGGCTAGAATGTCACTTGATTTTGAAATGTTAAAAGATTACCAAGTAGTAGGTACTAGTAATAAAAGCTTATACGACGTACTATCTCAAAAAGCTTTTGGTAGAGTTGGTAAAGATTTAAGAAAAGCTGGTATACAACATTTACGTGATCAATTAATACAAGTTGCATTAAGAGGA